AGTTCCAACGCCCGTAACGCCAAGCGCACTTGTTCCATTACCATAAATGATGCCATTAGCCGTAAATGTAGCCGCGCCCGTACCACCACTTGCAACTGTCAAGGCATTCGTGAGAGACAATGTACCAATGGCAGTTGTTGACGTACTTAGGAACGTAGCATTACCGTTGGAAGCAATTGTCAGAGCCGTTACAGCACCATTATTGCCTGTCTTAAAGAGAATGCTATCAGTCGCTCCTGCACCGGTAGTTGATTGCAGAGTCAAAGACGAAGAAGACGTGGTCCCACCAAAATGGGATGCAGCAGTCAAAGATGTAAGCGTCGGCGTAGCCGAATAGGCAGGAGCAGTACCAACACCTCCCGAAACCAATACGGAACCCGTCGCAACATCGGCTAACTTAGACAACACTGTCGAAGACGACGCGTATAGCAAATCGCCGATCGTATAAGATGATTGACCCGTACCACCATTTGCCGCAATTAATGTACCCGCAACTGTTACAGCTCCCTGTGTGGCTGTAGATGGAGTAAGGCCTGTTGTGCCAAAGTTGATGGATGTAACAGCAACCGATGTAGCATTAGACCAAGAAGGGGCAGCGCCCGTATTTCCAATTAAAACTTGACCCGTCGCCCCAACCGCTGTGGCTTGGATTGCGCCTGTTCCATTTCCGTATAAAACACCATTTGATGTGAGTGTTGTTGCGCCCGTGCCGCCATAAGCCGCGCCAACCGCCGTGCCTTGCCAAACACCTGTCCCAATCGTTCCGACACTGGTCAATGACGACGAGACAACCGTAGAATTAAGGGTTGTACCAGATAGCGTTCCAGCAGGAGCAACAACCGCCGCCGTAGATGCCGCAGTTAATTGGCCTTGAGCATTAACCGTAAATGTCGGTATGGCGGTAGAAGAACCGTAAGAATTTGCCGTAACAGTCGTATTGGTGATGCTGAATACGTTGCCTGATAATGTAAGCCCTGTACCAGCTTGGTAAGTTCCCGCACCAGAGAATTGCGCCCAAGTAACAGGCGTAGTTCCCAAAGTTCCGCCCGGATCAACCGTACAGACCCAACCAGTATCAGCCTGTGTTGTCCCCTCTTCAACAAAAACAAATGCTGAAACCAATTGGTTCCATGTATTTGCGTCAGAAGAACGGCTCCATGTTCCAGAAGAGGAGACATAAATTCCGTTCTGTGATTGCGTTGTCTGGTTTTTAACCAAGACTCTGCTGGAAGATGTTAAAATTCCATCAATTGTCTGTTCTCCAGACAATGTAATATTTGCTGTTGTCCCAACAAGAACTGGAGATTTTACATCCAATCCCTGAGCAACCGAATCCACATAGGATTTATTTGCAATATCCGTTGGATTGACTGGTGTGCTTGAAACCGTACCAGATGTCATAGAAACGCTGGTGGCAGACGCTGCCCCAAGCGTCGGAGTTACAAGTGTTGGTGAATTTGACAACACCACGGACCCCGTACCCGTAGACGTTGTTGTTCCTGTACCGCCATAACCAACGCCAATCGTTGAGCCATTCCAGACGCCAGCAGTGATGGCACCGCTAGTTCCAATGGTCATGGCATCGGTTGCGCCATTGTTGACAACAAAGTGGATCGCGTTGGCCGTTGTGGTGCCGATAGCAAGGTCGGCGGACGTGGCGTCGAGGTAAACAGCATTAGGAAGGTTAAATGACCCCGTGCCAGAGAAGTTTGAAGAGTTCATACCGAACTCTCCAAAGAACGTCGAGGCTGTGCCGAGGTTATTTGAAATAATGTGGTTTACCGACGCCGCTGCGCCAGAATTGGTATTTTGAAGAATGGTTTGCGTGTAATTGTTAACCGATGAGGTGAACGAAGAGTAAATGTTGATATCGGAATAGCCCAACGTGCCATAGGCATATGCGCCTTGGGTTAAGGCTCCAGTGATTGTGCCGTTGGCAACGAAGAACGCTGATGTCGTGGTGCCTGTAAGCGTTGGCGACGATGAATAGGAAGGCGCTACACCAACGCCGCCGGAGATCAAAACCGATCCTGTGGCTACGTCAGACAGCTTAGAAAGCGCCGTGGTCGATGATGCATAAAGCAGATCGCCAATTGCGTAGGAAGATTGCCCTGTGCCTCCGTTGGCCGCAACTAGCGTTCCGGCAACCGTGACAACGCCAGCCGTGGCCGCAGATGGAGTAAGCCCCGTAGTGCCAAATGCGATGCTGTCAACACCAGCCGTTACTGGGATTGTCGGCTTCCATGTCGGCGCAGACCCCGAAGACCCAACAAGAACATAGTTATTGCCAGCGGGTGGCGGGACAACCTGTAGCGCCCCAGTGCCATTGCCGATCAAAATTGCGTTTGATGTAAATGAGGATTGCCCCGTGCCACCATTAGGCACAGTAATAGGCAGGCCGTTGCCAAATAGATCGAGGGTGTACAAAGCAATCTGCTTCGTCGTAATTTGCACTGATGCATTAGACTGAACGCCAAGAAGCGGCTCTGTGCCGTTCAAGGACGTTACCGTAGGCAGATTGGTTAAGGTGATGTTCGCCATTCTTAAACCCCGGTAAGCGGTATTTGATTGTAATTGTAAGGCAAGCCAACCAATGCAGTGACCATCAAGGTCGTGCCTTGGAGCAGTCCACCTGCCTTCACTGGTATAGCATTGTTTGTCTGATAGGTGAAGAACAACGGATTCGTAACCGTGACGCTGTAAATGCCATCAGCGTTATTATCCAGAAGCCCTTCGACCGCAATTTGATCATTGGTAACAAGGCCGTGTCCAGGTGCAGGGAACGTCACTGTCACTGTGCTTGTTCCCGTCGATGATATGGACGTCGGATTTAGCTGCACATTGTAAGCCGACTTCTCGAATAACGGCATAACCGCGTTCTGAGACAGGCCGGTAGGCTTGCCAACCACCTGCATGGTCACATTGATACCGTCTTGAGTGACGATATTTGTCGTCGATGGGACAGGAATACCGGTAGTTGGATCATATACGGTCGGCGCGTTCGTGGTTACATCGTTTGTTTCCGCTTCAGCCCAATTCTCGACACGCGGATTCATGATCGGAATAGGATCCGACGGCACGATGATAGCGCGAAGCTGGGCTTGCGGCGTATCGTAACAAGGATTGCAGACCAAAATGCGCTTGTTGATCAGGCCAGCACCGGCATAGTCAAACTGCCACTGCAAATTGACGTGGTTATAGGTAAAGCCGCAGCGATCACAGATACCAAATGCCTGTGGATTCCTGCTGCTTGTCCTAGCTCTGCCCGATCTCGACGCATAGGCCATGACATTTACCTATAATAGCCGCTGATCTGCGGGGAAATGTACTGTTGCGCGGTTTCCACGTTTTGTTCGGCAGCCACAGCGTAGGCTTCATCAGCCAATGGCTTCAAAAGTACGGACTTCTGAGGATTCCAGATGATTGCAAGGCGAGCAGCCAGGGCATACGCAAATGCTTCGAGCCAAAGGTACGGTATTTCCACCGTTTGGCCGCCTGTAAAGGCGCTGTCTTGGATCTGGCGTACCCGGTAGTAGCTTAAAGACTGCGACGAAGTACCATCTGGAACCGGCCAAAGCGTTACAGAAGCCCCAGGCGACCCCGTAGAGCGGCTGGAATCAATCAATCGGTCATACCAGAAGACCGTCGGGAATCCCGTCTGCTGCTTATTCGGATAAGATGCATATTCGGTGCGGGAAACCGGCAGGATAATGCGATCAATTGGCTGAGAAGACGATTGTGTCGTCGTCACATAAGCATCGAGCAGCACAACAGTGCTTTGATCGACAGAATATGAGGCCGTAGGGGATCCGTCTGACGTATCAATGGTTCCTGCTACCGTCTGGGAACCAGTAGTAGAATTAAAGTAAGACACGGAGCCATTAGCAGATGCAGTAACTGTGTAAGTCCCATTGTACCCCGTTGGCGTAACGCCGGACACAGTGATTTGAGATCCTACCGGATAGATCGGAGTATTTGGCGTCGTATAGGTAATGGTGGCTGTCGTGCCATTACCCGAAGCAGACAACGTCGCTGGCGTCTGATCAAATTGGACGGTCTGAAGATCCACAGCCCAAAGGTTTACGCCACGGTTCGACCAATTGGACAGAAGCATATTGGTGGCCATACGAGCGGCTTCCATATGCTCCTGAGCAAGCGCAGTATTTCGGATCTCGCAAAGGTTGTACGCATACAGTACGACTTCACCAAGCGACGGATTAAATGCGTATGTGCCGCTAGTGGCCATGTTGGCTCCTTAGAGAGTGCCGTCGTTTGCGACCAAAATGCCTTCAGCAGCAAAACCAGCAGCGTATGCCGTGCCGGTTGCCGACATCTGCCACTGAATGTCAGTTTTAGCCGCATAAGTATTAGGATACCAGCGCTCACTGACAAAGTTAGCAACGAATGGCCGTTGAGTGACCAAAGCATTCACGCCAGCCGAATTGATAGCCCAGGTGCGGTAAGTGCCATACGAGCCGGAGGTATAAACCATGTTCGTCCAGCCTTGGGAACGCTTCAAATAAAACGTGTTACCCGCTGGAACTGTATAAATGGCAGACTGAGTGCGACCAATGCCAATGTTGATCTGAGCATAAGTAATGGTTTTGCCAGTATCTTGGAGTTTAATTGTTCCAACATTGGATGAACCCGCCGAAGGAACAGCCGTGACCGTCATGTTATTGATGCGGAAATAGCTATTGGTCGTATTTACGCCCGTATAGTTACCAGCAGTAAACGTGATCGTTTCCGAGATCTGATTGTAATTGGCATCGAGGCCGCTAATCAGAACCGAAACGCCCGCATCCGACGAAGACGAGCTGAGAAGCGTCATGGTGATCGCTGAACCGGGGTAAGCATATACGGTCGCGTTTTCCCAAACTGGGATAAAACCGCTCGTCGGGATAGCGGCCTGATAACCAAAAATGCTAACGGTCGAATGAAGGCTGATCTGGCCGCGAGAAACTTGCAGCTCGAAAGGCTCATATGCTCCGACGCGAGTAATGGATTGATTGACGACACCGGTCATGATTACTTACCTTTTTTCCGCGCCGCAGCAGCGTTGTCGATTAAATTCGGATATGGCCTTCCGGCGATCCTCGCTCTAGCTTTAGCATTTTGCTCTTGCTTATGCGACAGATGCTTTGTGTGATGGCCTTTTGGCAGCTCTTTATCCCAAAATGGCTTGTCAGACATTAACACCCCCATTTTCTGAGAGACTTATTGATCCTGCTATCAGGATCTGCGGCAGCAGCAGAGCCGGTCATCTTTCGCTTTATGCCGGTCATGCGCTCGCAAAATGATTTGTGACGCGGATTATCTGAATCTTTTGTAGGGGCTTTCAAATCATGGCCTTCAGCACGAGCCGAAGCCCTGCCTTTGGCATTCAAGCCACCAGATGGAGATTTGCCTTCAGATCTTGTCCAAGCAGCAGTCATTTTAATCCCCTTTAGTAAAACGGGGGCGCAACGGCCCCCGTGATACTTAGAACAACAGATCCGACGATTAGACGTCAGAACCCATCGTCATCTTTTCGATCTTGCGACCCTTGGCTGGCGTGCCAGCATGAGCCGAAGTGAAAGGATGCGACTCTGCGCCAGCGCGGCCACCAGACTTGCGTGGCTTGCGGCCAGCATGGTGGTGAGCGTGTTCGCCGTGCATTTCGACGTGCTTATGGACATGGCCGCCATGCTTGCGCTTTGCGCGACCACCGTGCTTGCGCTCGCTGGTAGCCTCGGCTTCATGCTCTGGGTAGCCGTGGTTGTATTCCATAGGCTTGTCGCGCAAGTCCATTTCAGCCTCGTCTACACCGTGTTCAGGCGATTCCGCCTTGCCACCGGCTTTGCGATGCTTTGCATGGTGAGCCATACCGCCGTGAGCGTGATGAGCCTTGCCGCCATGTGCGTGGTGATGTGCCTTATGACCCTTCATGGTCAATCTCCTTACGAGGCGTTGTTAATGCCTTGGATGTAGAACACAGTCAGGGTGATAGAGCCTGATGTGGACGAACCAAGGTTTGTGAAAGTGACAGTTACTTGAACATCTTGCGGGCCACTCGACTGCGCCGTTGCGTTACTGACGTTGTCCCAGTTCGCAATTGCAGTAGCCGAAGTGCCAGGGGTGATGCTTGTAATCTGCCCCAAAGTACCACCATTAACAGCGTTGGCGGCTGTAAATGCTGTGTTGCTTGCAGTCGTACCGATACCAAACGTGGCAGCAGATCCCGTAACAGTTGCAGTCACCATAGCGTAGATGTCGGTGATCTGGCTCTGTGCCGGAATAATGATCTGAGTTGTTACGGTCGTGGAACCAGACAGTGGCTGAGTAACAACCACAGTCTGAACCATTTGAGCGTAACCCACATTGGCCTGACCGATGTTGGTCTCGCCTAACCCCGCTAGAGAGCTCGATCCATCGCCGTGGAATACGTTACCGGCCAGCAGAGGGCCGGTAAACGCAGTACCAGGGAAGATCGGACTGCCATTGGCGTTTGGATAAAATCCGCCATTAACGTCCATGTTACTCTCCTATTACGAGGTTGGGAACGAACCGTAGATCGAACGCCAGTTGTAGTAGCCGAAGCTGTAACGCTCGTACCCCTTAACAAGCAGGTTGTCAGTGACAAAATCGACCTGCATATCGGACTCGAACTTTACACGCTCCATGTACGACAGACCGTCGATGTTCGTCAGGAGGAACCAAGCGTAGGACGAGGTCAAGAAGTCGTTGACCATGTAACCTTCGCTCAAGCCACCTGCCGTGGTCAGGATCGCGTTGACATCGTTGTCGGCAGTGCCTGGGCGCAATTCAGTCTTCGTCAGACGGATTGCAACAGGCTCAAGCTGCGGAGGAACGATGAGCTTGCGAGCGCGAGCAAACACTTTCAAGCCAGCCTGATCTTTGAAGTTCGTGCGAACCGAAATCATCGCGTTCAGCAAGGTAGCTTCGTTAAGATCGACCTGAGTCGAAGGCGTATTGGCAACAGTACCGCCGTCGATAGGATGCGCCGTCGAGCAAAGTGCTACGCCGTCGCCGCCAACCGCAGCATTGTAGGTCTGAGCCGTGTTCAGGATCGAAGCACCATAGATTTCCTTGGTCTGCTGGAATGCTTCCATAAGGCCGAGGTTCGATGGATGGAACTGCGTCTTGTAGACGTTATCGTCAATTGCCTTGCGGGTGATTGCGTAACCAAGACCAATTTCCGTGTGCTCCTGGTTGTAGATGTAGCGTTCGCCAGCGCCGTTATCGAAAGCGGTCTGAGCGCCTTCGGTCTTGAGCTGTGCGAGGCCAAGGAACCGGAGTTCTGCGGTACGTTCAAGAGCAAGTTTCGAATCATGCTTCGTGAAGATCTTGTCGTACTGCGACGGGATCATCTCATACTTGCCTTCGATACCACGAAGGCCAGGAAGGAGCAGATCCTTAATTGCTGAGAGATTAACAGCCATTGTAGTCTACTCCCTATTAGATGCCAGCAAGACCACGTTGCATCGAGTTGTTAAACCCGACAACGATCTTGTTGTAAGCTGTGGTTGAATCGTTTCCGTTGATGGAAGCGAGCGGGCTCGTCTGACCAGGAATGTAATTGGCCAGCGAGATGATGCGGAATGGCAAGAACGAGTTGGAAACAGGGCCAGCGCCGGAGTTACCGATCAATGAATACTGATCAGCAAACATGGTCGAGAGGCCGTTGGACGTGTTGCCGTTGGTTTCGCCGGTTGCCGTGTAATCATTGTAGTTGAGCGAGATGTTCTGGCCGACCGAAGCAAGGCCGACAGCGGTAGCCGTCGTGTTCGAGTTAGCGGTCTGGACAATGAACTGAGCGTTCGGATCGGTGATGACATAAGCCTGTACGTCACCGTTGGCGTCAGCGCCGCCCCAATAACGCATTGGGATGGTCGTCTTCTGCGACGTCGAGAGATATTTGCAACCAGCAAATACGCCCATGATCGGCACATAAACCGTAACCGTACCAGAAGCGGTAGAGGTTGCGTTGATCGTCGCACCAGCGTTGGCGCAAACTGCCGTGGTCGTCGTCGAAGACGTGACCTGGTACGTTCCGTTCAAGTTGCCGGATGTCATGGTCGAGCCAACAATCGTGATGGTCGAACCAACCGGAGGAGCCCAAGAGTTAGGCGAGGTAGGAAGGTTGCCAGACGTTGCAGTCGCAGCCGTGAACGTAACCGTCAAAGCGCCGGTCGTGGCGTTCGTCGTGATTGCGGTAGCAGCCACCGTCAAAGTGACAGGGCCGTAAGCCTGAGTGATGTAACCAGTGCCGAGGCCGGTCGTGCCGCAAGCCTGAACCACAGGATCATTCAAAAAGATGTTGGTCGTGTTGCTGGACGAGATCGCAGCCGAAACTTGTTCGTAGCTGGGGGTCGTTCCCGTTCCAATATATTGAGCAAAACCGTTGGGCGCGAAAGTATTCGCCATGACGGATTCTCCTTTTAAAGAGTTCCATCATCGAGCGCCGGGCCGACTAAGAAACAGGGACTAAGTTCGATCTTCCCCGAGGAAGATTTGTTTCATCTCCCAGAGGAGATTGAGATAACATACAAATAAATCAGCAAAATGTAAAGAGGGGGCCGAAGCCCCCTCTAAAACGCCATTAGGAAGGCGGTAGCATAGGCTCATAGCCCTTGCTGATCTTAGGAGCCACACGCGAATCTTCGCGCCCTAGCATACCCTTGGAAGAGTCTACAGTCTGTTTGCGCGAATCGACAGCAGCGCGAGCATTCATGCTATCCTTGCGACGCATTTCGTCGGTGATGACCGCCGGACGCTCCATCAGCAGCATACCCTTGCGCTCAATCGTGTTGCCGGTTCCTTCGGCAAATTTACCGATGTGGCGGGAGTAAGGAACCGCTTCCCAACCGCTCTGGCGGAGAGAAAGCTGATAGGTATCGTCTTTCTGGCCGTAGGTGGATTCGCGCTTCCACTCGTAAGACCAGCCTTCCGGGATAATAGCCGGATCAATGTAGAACTCATCGACGCCATCAAACGTCAGGCCGCCATTGTTCTTAATTTCGGCAGCACGGCGAGCTGCGCGAGCCAATGGGCTTTCTTCGCGCATTTCAGGGCGCGACGGCTGGCGAGGAGCTTCATCAGCCACTTCGACGACCGAAGTTTCAACCAAAGATCCTTTGGTTTCCTCTACTTTTGCGCCGAACAGTGCGCTTTTGCGACCGCGACGAGCGGCAGGTGCTTCATTTGTCATGAGTTACTCCTTAGATCTTGCCTTCGCGCTGAAGCGCGATCTTGTTTCGGGCATATTCCTGATCCGTCATCTGCATCATCGACGCCATTTCGCGTTCAGCAGACGTCAGACGGACTACATTAGGACGGGTTGTGCCGGTTCCTGTACCGCTGCGGGTAACAGGAGCTGCTGGCGGAGATGACCGCCGTGCAATTGGCTTGGCGGCTTCAGACATAGCTGGCTCTCCGTAGTTATCATTGCGCTGGATGCCCAGACGACCTTCGATGTATTGGAAATACTCCTGCGAATCAGGAACAACGCCGTCATCAATAGCATCAGCATGGGCTCGCATGGCGCGATCCAGTTTGCTTTGGCTGTTGAGGTACTGCTTGTTTTGTCGCAGCCAGTTGGCCGATTCCGGCGTCACCTGGGAAGCCAGATTTTCGATCATATCTGGCTGGCGCGGTGGAACCGGAGCGATCTTTGGCCGATCTTCCATAGCCTTGCGGCCATTTTCCAATGACATGAGCTTGGATTGGTTCTCCATCATGGTCGCTTGGATCTCGGCAACCTGATCGTAGTCGCCGGTAGCCATCGCATCACGATAGTTTGCCTTCAGGATCTCGTTGTTGGCCTTCACCTGGTCGATTGCATTCCTGATCATATGCAATTTGGTCGAATCGACTTCAGTTTTGGCTGAGTTGACCTGCTGCATAGCCTCTTGGGCTTGCCGCTGCGCCTCAATACGAGCCTGGCGCTCCTGTTCGAGCTTTGCCTGAAGCTCACTTATGCCGTCTTCCGGCGTGATTTCAGATCTCGATGTTGAACGGGGAGCCTCATCGGCTCGTTCGATGACAACATCATCATGTTTTGGCTCATCATCGGCCAATTCAATGACAATATCGTCTTTATCTTCTAGTTTTGCGTCATTTTCTGACATTGTGTGTCCTTAAATTACGGAATCAGGGTGAGATACGCGGCCTTGGAAGACAAAATCATCCATAAGGCGACACAAAACATCTTCGCCGGTTTCGCGATTGTTGTATGTCAGGCTCCAACCGTCAGATGGACGGGCAACGAGCCAATCGTGCGTCTTGATCTTCATACCCTTGAACCATTTGCCATCTTCATCGACAAATGCGGACGGCCCCATTTTAACAACGAGGCCAACCTTGCCCTGCCACTTGTCTTCATCGCGTGTCTTATTGGTGATAATGATTCCGCCCGACGTCTTTTCAGGCCGAATATAGACAGCAATAAGCACTTTGTTGTGGAACACTTCGAAGTCGGACAGATCGCCCATAGCCTTCAAAATATCTTCACGAGGATCAGTCGTGTGTTGCATCATGTAACCCATAAAAACCTCCTTTAGCGTGTTTGTTCGACGATAGAATTGGCCTCTTCGCACTGCTCAAGAGCATGGCTGAGACCGTGAATAGCGCCGACGTAATACTTGTATTGAGAAAAATCAGAGATGCCGTTACCGGCAAGAATCTCGGACAGTCTCTCAATTTCCGCTTTCAGAAGTTTCTTGAGTTCTCTTTCGAACAGATCGTTAGTTGTAAGCATATTTCCCTCTTGTTCCCCTCTTTCCCTCTAAAAGGCGACCGGCAAAAGAGGGGAATTGCCGGTCGCCCTGTCTATGAAAGCGCCGGAGCGCCGCCACGAACCTGCTTATCGCGCTGGCTTCAAACCATACGCTTTGATCTTTTCAAGGCGGGCATTCGCGCCACCAGCACCCGTATCAATCGGGTAGTTGGCGCGACCGCCAGACTTGCGAGCCATAGCCATGCCGCCCATCTGAGGAGGCATACCCTGCGGAGGCATACCGCCTGGCATACCCTGTGGCATACCCATAGGCATACCCTGCGGAGGCATACCCTGTGGCGGAGGAACCGGAACAGAACGTGCGCCACCAGCAGGAGGCTGGCCCATCATACCGGCAGGAGCTTGGCCCATGCCAGGATGGTGAGGAGCAATCACGATATTGACGTTCGTGCCTTTGCCCTTGGTACGGCCCCCGTCTTTGCGGCCAATACGACCGCCGCGCATTTCGCCAAGATCCCCAATCGGAATCGGAGCCGAGTTATCAGAACTGTCGTGATACGCAGGAGCCACGTTGGCATCAGGAACCTGACGGCTAAATACCATTGCGGGCTCACCGGCTTGGCCCTGGAACAGGCCGTAATCGGTACGCGATGGAGGCAACCCACGGCCCATCATGTTCTGCTGCTGATCAGGGCGTAGCGAAGCAGGAACAGCAGCTTGCTGCAAAGCATTGGCTTGGTTTTGAGCATCGGAATAAACTTGAGCGTTGTCAGCTCTCATCGCCCGCTGATCAACCTGCTGCGCCTGTTGGAGCATTGCAGCACGTTGAGCTGGATCCATCATTCCGCCACTGGTCGAGCCTGGAGCTGGGCCAGTAGAAGCAGAAGGAGCAGAGCGACGAGCAACATGAGCAGGAGCAACCGCACGGCTTGGCCCCTGGGCTGCCAAAGCCATTTGCCGATCTTGTGGATTCATTGCAGCAATCTGATCGGGAGTTGCCTTATCAAGGCCGCTCCAGCCGGTCAGAAAGTTATACGAGGCGCTTGGTGGCGTACTATCATCGGACATAGTATGGCCACCATGTTCGCGAGCTTTGCGACCGCCGGTAGGACGAACGCCCGTCACTTCCATGATGTTGTGCTCGGCTTTGCCGCCATGCTTGCGCCCCATGCGACCGCCGGAGCATTTCTCGCAACGGCACGACGTGTGATGCACTTCGCCGCCATGCTTCAAGCCCTTCATGGACTGTTGCTTGTCGTGCTTTTCGTTGAGCTTCGACTTTTCCCACTGCATCGGCGTCATGTGATGCTTCTTGGCGAGGATACGATCTTCTCGCTCATCTTCCTTCGAATGTTTCCATTCGAACTCGGACATGGCCTTGCCGCCCTTGGCGTGGTGCATATGCTTCAGCGTTTCAGCCAGGTGCGCTTTCTTGGCCAGCTTAGGATTCTTGCTGTGCTCGGCCTTCGAGATCTTCTTGGCAGGGATCTTTTCACCGGCAGGAACGTGAAGAGCCTTATGCAGCGAGCCTTCATGCTTGATCGCGCCTTGGATCCACTTGGCTTTGCCACCGTCTTTGCGGCCCATTGCGCTTGGAGGAATCGCAGCGTTGGCAATGTTCGACAATGATTGAGCCACCGGATTGTTGCCAACCATGCCGCCGCCCAGCTTGTGTTCAGCCTTGCCGCCGCGCTTCATGCCTCCGACGTGCTTCGTGCCGACGCGCTCATCATTCGCCATTTTCACATCGCGATTGATCAAATTGTCAGGCGTCAGAAAGCGATTTGCACGACCGCCGGACTTGCGAGGCTTGCGACCGGCATGGTGATGGCCGTCTTTGCCTTCGTACTTGCCGATTACCTTGCCGCCCTTCTTGAACTGGCGCTTGGAAAGAGGACGCATACCGGTCTGGACGGAAGCGTCTTCTGCATCCGGTGGCGTATAGCCGGAAGCATCAATAGGCGTACCCCGTGGATCTGGGCCTACAAGGCGTTGAGCCTTGCTTTTAAGCGCCGAGCGGGCATTTTTGGACATAATCGACATGGTAGTCTCCTGGAGAGGGGGGTTATTACGGGCGTCCCCGTGTTTGCTGCTGGGCGATAGTTACGGCATCGTGCAGCGGCGAGCCGTATTTCGGAACAACAGAAAGGGCGCGATCAATCAGATCACGCCCTGTGGCAGCAGATAAATGCTTAGAAGCAATTACTTTGTGTGGTGTCTTAGCTTGCCGACTAGGCCGGACATTAGGATATCCGCCTTGTGATTTAGAGGCATTGCCCTTAACAGTGCCGCCCGATCTGTATCCGGTAGAGACAATAGAGCCTCCCGAGCTTTCTCCGGCGGCATTTGCACCAAGTGTTCCACGGTATACTGGTTCTGATATTTTTCCATCTGCATATGATTTTTCCAGTGCGGATCTTAACCGATCCATACCATTATTATAACGACTTGGATCTATAGTTTCAAGGCTACCAAGAGCAGCATTTCCCCTTCCACGGGAATTATCGATGACACGAAACGCAACATTCGGATTGTCTGCATAATCAGCGGCCAACCGCCGGATTGTGTCAGCCGATCCCGCATGAGTTTCAAGATGCTGTTCTAGCGGAACAGTCCGGCCCATACGCATAGCGCGAGGCAAAGAACCATTAACCAAAGCATCGACAGGATCGCGATAAACATAAGCAATAACGGCTTGGCGTCCTGCATCAAGCGCTTGATCAATCTTCTTCTTTGAACTCCCGTAATTATTCATGTTGGTATCGTAAATAATTTGAGAATTTTTTTCGAGATCCGCCATTGCAGGAACATCTCTAAGCGCCGTTGATTTACCTGCGCCAGCTCCTCCCGCCGTAAACAACACCATTGGATCTTCGGTTGGTTTTACGGGTTGAGCAAGTTTTTGCTCGTACATCCATTTTGTCAGCCAAGACGATGGCTCATGGACAGCCGGAGAAAGTGTGGCTTTTGATTCCATGTCTTTTGAATAATCAGGAGAAAGCTCTCGCGCCGTGTCAGTGTTCAAAATACGACCATTTGCAGTCAAATTTTGACCAGCTTCATCCGTTAATTTTGAATATTCGTGCATTGATGCATAAGGATCGCCAGCTATTTTAGTTGCCAATCTACTTTCAATTGTTTTTTCTGGCGCGGATAAATTAGGTGATGTTGGAATAACGGGACGCGGCATAACCGACCGAGCCAAAGTTGAGGTTTCACCCTCTAGCGCCGCAGGGCCGCGCATAGGCATCAAATTCAAAAGAGCGTTTTGATAATCGCCCTTCTGATAGTTTTCCTGTGCGCTCATCGGATCAACCGGCAAAAGATCCGACAAGCCAAAAGACGACTTACCTGCACCCTCGGATCCTAACAGACCGCGCACAAAATCCCTTTGTGGCGTAGTAGGTTGCTCACCAAGAAGAGCCGATGCAGCAGTATCGCGCCACGTTGGCTGGGTGGGCGAGATCGTAGCACCTGGCAGCTTGGAAACAGCAGCGTCAATCTGATCTTGCGTCATCCCGATTGGCTGCTGATCACCATCATCGACAGCACCATCAGTCGCATAACCACCACGGGCAAAGTGCCGTGCTACCATCAGAAAGTGATGCCGTTTGTCGATCATTAGCCAGCCTTCACGTCGTTGGGATCAAGAGCGGGCTCATTGCCTTCGAGCCGTTGAATTAAGCCGGGATCCAGAAGCTGATTGGCAACTGGCGAGGCTTGCGGGTTCGACATCATCTGCTCGGCCAGCTTGATCGCCGCCAACCGTTCACGGCTTTCACGATCGCGCTTGCGGTTTTCGGCATCAAGGATTGAATCCTGCGCTTGCTGCTCAATCTCCTGCTTGTGAACAGCGATCTCGGCCATCTTGATCTGATCGGCTTGAGGATTCGCGCCAATGCCGCCCTTTGCGCCCTGTGCGCCCTGCTGCACCTGCGCCATGCGGGCTTGAGCCGTGAGCATCTTGGCTTGGGCAGCCGTCTGATCTGTCTGAATCTTGGCCTGAATGGCCATCATTTCAGGCGGAGGCGAGGCTTGAGCCTGTGGCGGAGCCAAGAACTGCTGCGGATTGCTCCAACCAATCGCCTGAAGGGCTGCGGTATCAATCGCAATTGGATCATACATCGACGGATTGGCAGCCTGTAGCTGCTTCAGCGCCATGATCTTCATCACACGCTGGGCATGGCTGGCCGTGTTAGGATCCGCCTGTGGGACGAGCTCGCAATTGTCCAGCGCCCGCAAAAACGTCTGTTCATCCCACGGCTTCGCTGGCCGCTTGTTGCGCTGCCAGAAGCTCTGTGGGTTCTCCTTGAACAGGCGAGCCAACATCTGGAACTCTTCGGCCTGTGCAGCGTGCATCCGCTTGTGAACCGAGTTCATGACTTTGGTGGCCTGTTCGATCATCGCCAGCGTCGTGCCAACCGGAGCGTCGGCCCGACCTTCGCCGACCTGCTGCTCAGACGTACCGCCGATCCGCATACCGGTGTCGGCCATGTTGGCCGTGAGCTGCATCAAGCCTGGCCCGACGTCTTTGTAGGGCAAAGGCATGACGGCTTGATTGATCGGCATACCGCCGGTCTTGACCAGCGCACCGCCACCTGGAGGAACGCGGAAAATATTGGTGTTTTGGCGAGCGCCGGTGTCGGCATACAGAAAGCCGGGGAAATTGGCGTACATACCGGCATCGAGCATCTCACGCCACGCTGCCGTCAGCGCGTTGGTCGTGTTGCCTAGGATGTGCAGGAGACCAATGTCATAAAAGCCCAGCCCCGGTACGAAGGTGTATTTGACAAAGTTAATACGGGCTTCGGGAAGCTCCTGATCGTCCTCATCGTAATTGCGAACGATGGACAAGATCTGCTTCGACGAAACGTCGATTGTAACGCGGTAAGGAATTTCAAGGCCGCTCTCCTTACCTTTGTATTTGTGCTCAAAGCCCTGGATGTCCAGTTCGCAATAGCACTCGTAAATTTCACGATCCCGATCATCGGGGTTCGAGCTTTCGGCACTGATGCCCTGCTGCGACTTCTTCTCTAGCTGGACGGAATCCAATTTGATGGCGTTCGGTGTCGAAAGCTCAATGTCGCGATAGACGCCGAGGATCTGCAACCGCTTAACGACGTTTGGCCGCATCTGTGACCGGTGGGTGATACGCTTGGCATTGCTCAAATCCGTCGCCTCGTTGTTGACGATCAGATCGTCAGCATCGACCGACTCAATGACAGGCCGGTTGCGGAGCGGGCAGAAATAGCCCTTCTTGAACGCTGTTCCGCCAAAGCCGAGCATCAGCAGCATCCGGTCGGTGTCGGGATAATACTCGGTAGCCACTGCCGTTAGGAAATGATTCATATCCTCTTCGAGCGCGTTGGCGTCCTGATCTTCCTGCAATGTCCCGTTATTGTTGTCGTCGCGGATCTTTACCGGCCCGTCAGTTGGCAGTAGCTCGGATCGCGCATTCGCCTGAAACCGCAATACAGCTTCGAGCAGTAGCGGATGCCTGATCCGTGACATACCCTCGACCGGAGCTCCGTCGGCTGCCCCTGATAGCCCTGGGACTTCCATTTTGAGGCCGAGGAGCTTGATGCCTTGGGTTCGGTCTTCGATCCATTCCTGTCGGCTTTGGATGTCATCTTCGATGCCTTTTAACAGATCGGACGAGATCCGGCTCAGTTCAAGCTCGTCAATGTCATCGACCAGATTCTCAAACCAGCCCTTGGGCTCACGCTGATCGGCTTCGCCCAGAGGGCGACCGTCGAGGCTGACCGTGACCGAGCCATCGCCATGCTCAATCTTGAGGATCGCGCCCTTCTGATCGACCTCCGGCATATCCGCGCCTTCTTCGGCCATCTCGATGATGATGTCAGCGCCACCTGGCTGATCGGGATCATCCGGCGCAGCTTGACGAAGGTTCGGGATCAGGTCTGGCACTAACGGCATGGGGATCGCCTCAAAACAGGATGGCTAGAAATAGCGCATATTTACGACGGATACAACGGCACAGGCTCGCGGGTAGGCTGACGCCGCATTTCATCGAGCTCCGCCGTGCGTTCGGGAGCCCGCTGCATCATGCCGAGATCGCGCAGATGGCGCAACGCTTGACTGACGGTATCGACCAGATCGTCGTGCTTGCCTTTCGGAAAGATCCCGACCTGCTGGATGACCATATCGGCCCACGCCTTATCGGGAGCGTAGATCATGCCCTCATCGAACAGGTGCTGCACCGAGTAAAGGCGAGCCGTCTTGTCGAGGCGACCCACCGGCTGGAGCTGCACCGCAAAGCTCTCATGGTTGTAGAGCCGACGCAGCTCCTGGCTGACCGAGATCCCCGCTGCCGTCGATTCGATCAGCAGCTTGTCAACTTTCCGCAGCTTGCAGGTCTTGGCAACCATGTTGACCAGATCGTGCAGCGACAGCTTCTCCTGCCAAGCGTCGATCAGCATCACCTTCGGCAGCAGCTCGCCATAGGTGCGCTCAATCTGGACGGTTCGACCGTCTGGCCCAAACATCTTGTTGGCGTTACTCATCGAATCGAACGAGAAGACGCCCCAGATGGTCAGCGCCGAGTAATCGCCCTCGGCCTTCTCGGTGTAGGCTGTATCGAGCGAGGCAAGGATGTAATCGAACTCAGGGAAAGCGTCCTTCTCGCCTTCCCATTTGAGCCACGTCTCAGATCGGATAATGCCGCCACCGCGAGGAGCTGGCTCCTGTTGCATCTGACCGGCGAAAGCGTACTCGCCCATGATCTTGCGATCCCGATCCACAACGTCCTGGGGGAATCGCTCAGGAAAGAGCAGCTCACCGGCAGTCTGGCGGATGTCGGTATAGCCGAGCTTGGTCGGCAGATCTCGCAGCGGATCGTATAGCATAGGCAGCATGATGTGATCGTAACCGAGCTGCTTGTCGAGGATCTCGCCCGCTATGTCGCCTTGATGTAGCCGCTGCATCACGACAATGATCGACGATCGATCGGGATTGTTGACGCGGGTAGGAACGGCTTCGAGGAACCAATCGACCGTCGTCTGGCGCTGCTGGTCGGAGTTCGCGCCTTCGACGCTGTGAGCGTCGTCGATGATCACGAAGTCAGCACGCGCACCGGTGATGGATCCGGCAGACGTAGCTTGTCGCCAGCCGGTCGCCGTGTTTTCGAACTTGGTCTTCTGGTTTTGGTCGTTTGTCAGCTTAACGTGCGGCCAACGCTCCTGGAACCACTCCGACGTGATGAGCCGCCTCATCCGCATATTATCGCGGACGGCCAACTCCTGGCTATGCGAGGCGCACAGGAAGCGGGTAGACGGCAGATTGCACGGCCCCCAGATCCAAGCGGGCATGAATACCCCGATCAGCATACTTTTCATCGTGCCTGGCGGTACGTTAATCAAGAGCCGGTTGTACGGCTTGCCGTCGATCTCTTGGCCGTCAACCATCGCTTCGAGATGCTCGGCAATAAAATCAATATGCCAGCCGTGGACGTAAGGCTGCCCAGGCTCGACCTGTTCCCACGCCATCTTGACGAAGGTGGCCAGCGACGCCTCGCACTCGATCCTGTCGCTGTCGAGCAGCTCGGCTTCGATGTCGAGGAGCTGGCCGCCAACGTCGAGGAACGTCACTTCGCCGATCCCTTGGCTGCCAGGAGCGCCTGGCGCAGCACGTCACGCTGATCGGGATCGAGCTCCCGCCAATCGACCTTCGACGTCGCCTCGGTCTTGATCGAGCCACCGTCAGCGCCGGTGAGCTCATTCCGTGTTGTTTCGCGCCATTTTGCTCTGGTTTTCATCCAAAACATAGCAGCGGCAACCGCGCCCGTATCTTTGCTGGTTGCAATAGAAAATAGATTTTGAGCAACCTGCGCGTTCATGCGAGACTCGCCAGTTTCCAATTCATCAGCGTAATATTTTCGAAGCGTCTCATCGGAAATTCCAATGATTTTTGATATTTGATCATGTGTGAGCCCAATGCCTGACATGATCAAAACCTGCTTCTTATCCTTATCGGTTGGCTGATAAGCCGGACGGCCCATCTTTTTAGGAGGGCTTTCGCTCTCCTGAATTTTCTTCGAAGGTTTTGCCATTTGATTCCAAAATTGCCTTCTGTCCCGTGAAATTTTGCCACCGTTTGACGGCAACGTCTACATATTCTGGGCTTAATTCTATAGCATGACAAGAACGACCCGTCATCTCACACGCAATAATTGTCGTACCAGATCCGCTAAAAGGCTCATAAACGGCCTGTCCAGGCGATGAATTGTTCTCGATAGGCCGCTTCATACATTCGACAGGCTTTTGAGTGCCATGCCCTGTATCTGACTTAATATGCTCAATAAACCAAACAGTCGATTGTTTTCGGCCTCCTTGCCAAGCGCCAGTTTGGCTATCTTTTACCGCATAAGCACTAACCTCATGCTCAGGAATAAACCGCCACTGATCATCTTCGCCTTCTTTTACCCCATAAAGAGCTGGTTCATGTTGCCAATGATAATGCCCCCGCGAAAAAGCAGCTCTTGTTTTAACCCAAACAATTTGAGCCCGAATTGAAAATTTACAGTGCATTAAACTTTCGGCAACAATTCCAGCATGAAGACCTCCGTGCCAAACATATGCAACCGAACCAGGAAACAACGCCCATGCCTCACGCCAATCAGCCCGGTCATCATTTAGCACTTTTCCAAGCGCCGCCCCAGAAGACGCAGCCCCTGCCTTAACACGCCAAGATGGATCGTATTTAACACCATAAGGTGGATCAGTGACCATAAGGTGCGGTTTTACACCGTTTAAAACTTTCTCAACTGTTAAAGCGTCAGTACTATCTCCACAAATAATTCGATGATTGCCAAGAATCCAAACATCCCCTTTTTGAGTAATAGGTTCTAACGGCAATTCCGGTGCTTCATCGGGATCAGTCAACCCTTTAGTTGGGTCATTTAACAATCCGGCCAAAACATCCCCATCAAAGCCAATTAAATCTAAATCAAACCCTTCCGACTTTAAATCGGACAGTTCAACCTTTAACAAATCATTATCCCATCCAGCATTAAGAGCCAGTTGGTTATCAGCCAGCACATACGCTTTTTTCTGCGCTTCAGTCCAACCAGTAGCAACCATTGTAGGGATTTCCTTCAATCCCAGCTTCCGCGCAGCCATAACGCGGCCATGACCGGCAATGATGCTTCCTGTCTCATCAATTAAAACAGGAGTTGTCCAACCCCACTCTTTAATGGAAGCTGCAATTTGAGCAACCTGAGCATCACTATGAGTTCGAGCATTACGGGCATAAGGTATAAGCGAAGCAACCGAACGACGCTCAACCTTATCCGCTGGCCACTTTATAG